AGTAAAAGGTAACACTTATATTGCTTGTGTTGATGTTGCCAGAGGAACACTAAAAGATTATTCAGCATTTATAATCTATGATGTAACCCAATTACCTTATAGAGTAGTTGCAACATTTAGAGACAATGAATTAAAACCAATATTGTTTCCTGAAATGATTGCGAAAGTATGTACACAATATAACAAAGCACATATACTTGTTGAAGTAAATGATATTGGCGCTCAAATATCTGATGGTTTACATTTTGAGATAGAATATGATAATATATTAATGACAACTCAAAAAGGTAGAGCAGGTCAGATACTAGGTGCAATGTTTAGTCAAAGAGGTTCACAATTAGGTGTTCGTATGACTAAACAAATTAAGAAGATGGGAACTGCAAATATCAAAGCAATCATTGAGGCAGATAAACTTGTTATCAATGATTTTAATATTATAGAAGAAATGTCTACCTTTGTCAGAAAAAATCAATCTTGGCAAGCAGAAGAAGGTTGTAATGACGACTATATGACCTGTCTCGTAATATTTGGTTGGTTAGTCAATCAAAGATACTTTAAAGAAATGACTGATAGAAATATACGAGCAGAAATGTATAGAGAACAGGAAAAACTCATAGAGCAAGATATGGCTCCGTTCGGTTTTGTAGATGATGGCACACCTGAAGAGGAAAAACCCACCGTTGATGAGTATGGAACCGTATGGCATCCAGTTGTACGCAAAGGTCAGTAGTGTAGGAATGGCATATAATAAATAGTATTGATTGAGAAAATTTGCAATGGGCGTATGAATAATACGAATTTTGAACTAAAAGGAAACATTATGTATTTAAATTTAAATACAAAAAACAAATAAGAGGAGAAACCTAATGGCATTTCAAGTATCACCTGGGGTTCTCGTACAAGAAAAGGACCTTACTAATATAGTTCCTGCTGTTTCTACTAGCATTGGCGCTTATGCTTTCAATGCAAAAAGAGGACCAGTTGGAGAGGTTACATTAATCTCTAACGAACAAGACCTAGTAAGTGTGTTTGGTAAACCGACAACGGATAATTTTGAAGAGTACTTTACTGCTTCATCTTTTCTGCAATACTCAAACGCTTTAAAAGTTGTACGAACTGAAAATACAGGTATTAAAAACGCTGTTACCAACGCTGGAACAGCTTTATTGATAAGAAATACAAATGATTATAACACTAGTTATTTAGCTAGTGGTGCGTATACTGGTATCTCTGGCGTAGAATTTGTAGCAAGATTTGCTGGTGCTTATGGAAATAGTTTATCTATTTCTGTATGTCCTTCGGCGACAGCTTACGAAGCGGTAGCGGTAACAACCGTTAACGATAGTGCTGTTTCTGCAGGTGACACTACAATTACGGTTACAAGTGGAACTAATATAGGTGTAGGCGATGTAATCGCTTTTTCAACAACTGCTGGAACTAACGACTATGATGATGGTGTTGAGTATGAGGTAACTGCTGTTTCTTCAAACGACATTACATTAAAGAAAAGAGTAGGTTCAGGTGGTTTAAGTAGAGTTATCACAAACGGTGCAAATGTAAGAAGAAGATGGAAGTATTATGACCAAGTGTCAGGTGCTCCTGGAACTTCTCCAGATGTATCTGCTGCTGGTGGTTCTAATGACGAAATGCACATTATCGTAGTAGACGCCGATGGTACTATAAACGGAACAAAAGACGAAGTGTTGGAAGTTTTTGAAGGTGTTTCAAAAGCTAAAGACGCTAAAGACGCAGGTGGAAGTAATAATTTCTATCCAGAAGTTATTTACAGAAAATCGTCTCTAATTTATTGGGGCGACCATAATTCAAACGGAACTAATTGGGGAGACGCAAAAGCAGGTAAAACTTTTACAGATGTTACCGCTCCTATCGCATTAACTTTTACAGGTGGTGTAGATGGAACAGCAACTGACGGTGTAAGAAAAACTGCGTTTGAACTATTCCAAGATAGTGAATCCGTTGATGTTAGTTTGATAATGGCTGGTAATGCTTCAGCAACTTTAATCGGTGATTTAATTACAATCGCTGAAACAAGAAAAGACGCTGTTGTATTTGCAAGTCCAGAAAGAAGCGATGTAGTAGGAATTACTTCTGCTATCAATCAAACAAACAATGTACTTGCTTTCTTTAACTCAATACAATCATCTTCATATGTCGTATTTGATAGTGGTTACAAATATATGTACGACAGATATAATGATGTATTCAGATATGTTCCGCTAAACGGAGATATGGCAGGGTTAGCTGCTAGAACTGATTTAACTAATGACGCTTGGTTTAGTCCTGCAGGATTAAATAGAGGTATTATTAGAGGTGCTAGTAAACTTGCTTACAATCCAAATAAAACTCAAAGAGACGAATTATACAGAGCTAGAATAAACCCAGTTGTTTCATTCCCAGGTCAAGGTATTGTTCTTTTCGGAGACAAAACTGGATTGTCAACGCCTTCTGCGTTTGATAGAATAAATGTACGAAGATTGTTTATCGTTTTAGAAAAGGCGATTGCGACAGCTTCTAAATTCCAACTCTTTGAATTTAATGACGAGTTTACAAGAGCAAACTTTAGAAACCTAGTAGAACCTTTCCTAAGAGAAGTACAAGGTAGACGAGGTATCACAGACTTTTTAGTAGTGTGTGATGAAACTAACAACACAGGCGAAGTAATTGATAGAAACGAATTTATTGCTGAGATTTTTGTAAAACCAGCAAGAAGTATCAACTTTATCACATTATCTTTCGTTGCAACCAGAACTGGTGTCTCTTTTGAAGAGATTGCAGGTTAATAGTAGAGAGGAAATAAAACAATGGCAAACATAAATGACTTCAAAACTAAACTTGCAGGCGGCGGCGCTAGAGCCAACCAATTTAAGGTTACAATGCCTTTTCCTGGTTACGCTCAAGTTGGTGGAGAAACAGAAGAGTTAGCGTTCCTATGTAATGCAACTTCTATTCCTGCTATGAGTATCGGAACTACAACGGTTAACTTCCGTGGTAGACCAATATATCTTGCAGCTGATAGAACTTTTGAACCTTGGAACATAACGGTACTTAACGATACAAACTTTAGATTAAGAGACGCTTTTGAAAGATGGCAAAATGGTATCAACAATATGTCTGATAACGAAGGATTAGTAAATCCAGCAGACTATCAAGTTGACGCTTTTATTGACCACCTTGACAGAAATGGTGGAACGATTAAGTCTTACACATTAAGAGGATGCTTTCCAGTATCTATTGGTGCAATAGACTTGTCTATGGAACCGACAGAAGCAGTTGAAACTTTTGAAGTATCGTTTAGATACTTGTTCTTTGAAGCAAGAACAACTACTTAATAGTAGACTAAATATATAATAAAACTTTGAGGATATAAAATGGCAGAGCTTTTCGGTTTTCAGATAACTAGAACTAAACCTAAAGTAGACCCTAAACAAAGTTTTACTCAACCTAAAGCGGATGACGGTACACAAACCGTCGCCGCTGGAGGTTATTTTGGTCAGTACCTTGATATGGAAGGTACGGCGAAAACTGAGCAAGACTTAATTAGGAGATATAGAGAGGTATCAATTCATCCAGAGTGCGATATGGCAATAGAGGATATTGTCAATGAAGCCATAGTGGCAAATGAAATTGATAAGGATCCAGTTAGAGTTGATTTATCTGATACAATACTTTCAAGCGCAATTAAGCGAAAAATAGAAGATGAATTTAAAGAAATATTAAGACTACTTAATTTTTCTACGAGAGGACACGATATCTTTCGTAGATGGTATGTAGATGGAAGAATATACTATCATAAGATTATTGATAGAGAAAGTCCAGTACAAGGTATTACTGAATTACGATATATTGATCCTAGAAAAATTAAGAAGTTAAGAGAAATTAAAAAAGGTCGTCCAGTTGCTATGGCAAACATACAAGTGGTACACGACTATAACGAATACTTTTTATATAATGAAAAAGGTGTTGCAGGACCTGGTATGGCAAGTGGTGGTATTAAGATTGCACCAGACGCTATAACTTTTTGTCCAAGTGGTTTAGTAGACTTGAACAAAAATATGGTTATGTCTTATTTACATAAGGCAATTAAACCTGTAAATCAATTGCGTATGATAGAAGACGCTGTTGTTATTTACAGAATTGCAAGAGCACCTGAAAGAAGAGTGTTTAAAATTGATGTAGGTAATTTACCTAAAGTAAAAGCAGAGCAATATCTCCGTGATGTTATGGCAAGATACAGAAACAAACTTGTCTATGACGCAAGTACAGGAGAGATTAGAGACGATAGAAACTATATGTCTATGCTTGAAGACTTTTGGTTACCTAGTAGAGAAGGTGGTAGAGGAACTGATATATCTACATTACCTGGTGGTCAAAACCTAGGTGAAGTTGCAGATATAGAATACTTCCAAAGAAAACTATATCGTTCTCTAAATGTACCTATTAGTAGATTAGAAAGTAGTCAAGGTTTTAATTTAGGTAGAAGTACCGAGATTACTAGAGACGAACTTAAATTTACAAAATTTGTACAAAGATTAAGAAAGAAATTTACAGAATTGTTTAATGATTTATTAAGAACTCAATTGGTTCTTAAATCAGTAATCAATGATGACGATTGGGTAGGAATAAAAGAAAAAATTAAATATGATTTTCTTGCCGATGGTCATTTCAGCGAACTTAAAAACGCTGAGTTATTAAGAGAAAGAATTGCTCTTGCTAATGATGTAAGAGACTATGTTGGTAAATATTTTTCAGTTAATTATGTTAGAAAAAACATATTAAAACAATCTGAAAGAGAGATTGCTGACATTGATAATCAAATCAAACAAGAGATTGATGATGGTATTATTGCAAGTCCACAAACTAGTGTGTCAGGTAATAATCCAGACGAAATAATATAGGAGAAAAATAATGGCTGATAATGAAAAACAACCAAGTAATGTAGAAACATTTGTTGATAAACTTGCAAGTGGAGATAATACAGGTGCTGGTGAAGCATTTAAAGACGCAATGAGAGACAAAGTTGGTGACGCTTTAGATACAGGTAGAAAAGAATATGCAAGTAATCTTTTCAATGCCGCTAGAGATGTTATGACTGGTCAAACTCAAACTCCGTCTGATGGTGCTACAGAAGTAGCAGTTGATACAGCACAGCCTCACTCGGATCCAAAACCAGAAATTGTGGAACCGTTTACGGCAACAGCTACACAGGACGAAGTGCAAAATGCAATGACGCCTGAAACAAGTACAGAAACAGAAGTTAAAACAGGAGAATAAAAATGGCATTAACGGTATCAAGTATAGTTGGTAATGTATCAGGATTTCTAGGTAACGACAAATACAATGCTTTGGCGCCTGCAACAAAAGACGCTATCAAAGGATTGATTGAAGGACTAGATGGTATAGATTGGTCACAACCACAAGATTTAGTAAGCATAATTGAAACTAAAGTTGATGAAGTTGCGGCTGCAAGTGGTATATCTGCTGACGACATTAAAGCATATTTTGAGGAATAAAAATGACTTTAAGTGTTGTCTCTAAAACAGATGACGCTACTAAAGCAATTGTTAATGCTAGTGGCGCTGAAAACGAAAATGGAACTTTGTATAGTTCCGACACTAGCGTTTCATTAGCAAATGTTTATTACGAGATTAGAGGAACAGGAATTGCAACTTTAACTCTCGGTGAAGATACAATAAGTCTTACAGGTTTTGGTAATTGGGGACTAAAAGGTGGTGAAAAAAGATTAACACCTAAACAAGAACTAAACACAGCAACCGAGTTAAAAATTACTACGGATGCTAATGTAAGTAAATTTAATATGGCAGTAGAACTGCATAAAGAAACGGAGAGGTATCCAGGATAATGGCTGACGCAATAACAACGCAAATAGTATCAGATACAGCAGGCGTAAAGTTTGTTGTAAAGAGAACAAATCATAGTGATGGTACAGGAGAAACTGATAGTGTATTAGTTGACCCAGCGACTTCAAATTTTATGACAGCCGATGGTACTAAAACTATTGCAAAAGTTTGGTACTCTATAAATGTTGCAAACTCAAAATCAGCAGTTGAGTTAGCTTGGGGAGGCGCAACAGAAAATACTACTACTCTATTATTGAGTGGTAATGGTTACCTAGATTTTAGAACTGCTGGAAATGACATTCCTAATAATGCAACAACGCCTAATGGTAAAGTGCATTTATCAACGAAAAACTTTGCATTAGGAGATAACTATACTTTAGTTGTTGAATTTAGATAAAAAATATTATAAATATTAGGAAAGAGAGGGATAATTCATATGAAACTAATTACTGAACAAGTTGAAAATGTTGAGTACATATGCGAAGATGTAGGCGGAAAAAAGAATTACAAAATCCGTGGTGTCTTCTTACAATCAGAAATCAAAAATAGAAATGGACGAGTTTATCCTAAAGAAACTCTAGCAAAAGAAGTAAGCAGATATAATAGAGAATTTGTCAACCAAAAAAGAGCGTTTGGTGAGTTAGGACATCCTGACGGACCAACGGTAAACCTTGAGCGTGTATCTCATATGATAACAGATATACACGAAGACGGAAATAATTTTATTGGTGAGGCGAAGATAATGGACACACCATACGGTAAGATAGTAAAAAATCTTATAGATGAGGGTGCTAAATTAGGCGTATCAAGTCGTGGTATGGGTTCATTAGAAAGAGGTAGAGGTGGTCAAGCAGTAGTCGGAAAAGACTTCTATTTGGCAACAGCTGCTGATATAGTTGCAGACCCAAGTGCTCCAGACGCTTTCGTAGAAGGCATTATGGAAAACAAAGAGTGGGTTTGGGACAATGGTGTTATAAAAGAGAGAGAAATTGAAGAATATAAAGAGTATATAGCACAAGCAAAACGATTAAAAATCGCAGAAGCTAAGGCTAATGTATTCGCTGATTTCTTAAAAAAACTATAATTTGCGTACAAAAGAACGCAATTTTATAAATATATTATAACGAAAAAAATAATTATTTTTTTAAATTAAGGAGAACTTCAAATGGCCGAAACAGAAAAACAAGTTGCCGAAATGACAGCTCCAGACGCTCCTAAAAAGAACGCCGTAGCTGCCGAAACTTCACCATTGAAAAATGACGCTGAAGATTTAGGTTCTGCTGTTGTTAAACCAACAGATAGTAATCCAGACGCAACGAAGAAAGTTAAGCCAGTTTCAGGTGACGCACAACAGAAAAATGCTGGTGCTGCTGATCCAATGCCTTCTGTAAAGAAGGAAGAAGCTGAAGACGCTGACGGCAAGGAGATATCCGAAGGAGAAATGCCAGACGGTCTGAAAAAATACTTGGACAAGAAAAAAGAAAAATCTGAAACTTCTGACAAAGAAAAAACGGAAGAAGGTTATAAGATGAAAAAAGAAACTTCACACGAAGATGAGAAGAAAATGAAGTCCGAGAAATCAGAAGACGACCAGAAAGCAAAAGATGTTGATGTAAAAGAACACATTGACGCTTTAACCTCTGGAGAGTCCGACTTGTCTGAAGAGTTTAAACAAAAGGCTGCTACAATTTTTGAAGCTGCGATTACTTCTAAAGTAAAAGCAATTTCAGAAGAAATGCAAGCAGACTACAATAAGAAATTTGACGAAGAAGTATCTAAAGCAAAAACAGACCTTGTTGAGAAGGTAGACGCATATATGAACTATGTTGTCAACGAGTGGATGAAAGAAAACGAACTTGCTATTGAAAAAGGTATCAAGGGAGAGATTGCTGAGGACTTCATCAATGGTCTGAAAAAACTTTTTGAAGACCACTATATTGATGTTCCTGATGAAAAATATGATGTGTTAGAAGACCAAGCTTCAAAAATTGAAGAGTTAGAGAAGAAACTTAACGAACAAATTAGCAAAAATGTTGAAATGAACAAAGAAAATTCTTCTTTGAAAAGAACAGACATTATTGCTGAAGTTGCTTCTGATTTAGCAGACACTTCAAAAGAGAAGTTTGCTAAATTAACAGAAGAAGTTGAGTATTCTAACGCTGATGACTTTAAAAAGAAATGTGAGACTATTAAGGAATCATATTTCGGAAATAAAAAAGAAGCTAATTCTGACAGCGAAGTAGATAATGCGGTAGCGGACAATCAAGGTGTCAATACTGAAGATTTGTCTAATGCAATGGCTGCTTATACTACCGCTATTAGTAAAACTAAAGACATTAAGTTGTCAAATTAATAGGAGAGAGGAAAAAGATATGTACTTATCTGAAACTTACCAAAAAAAATGGCAGCCAGTATTAGACCATCCTGACCTTCCTAAGGTTACGGATAGCTATAAACGAGCTGTAACCAGCGTTATCTTGGAAAACCAAGAAAGAGCGCTGAAAGAGGACGCTGCTTTCTTAAACGAAGCTGCTCCTACTAACCAGACTGGTTCTAACATTGCTAACTGGGATCCAATCCTAATTAGTCTTGTAAGAAGAAGTATGCCTAACCTTATCGCTTACGATATTGCTGGTGTACAACCTATGTCTGGACCGACTGGACTTATATTTGCAATGAGAAGCAGATACAAAGCTCAAGACGGAACTGAAGCGCTTTTTGATGAAGCTGAAAGTAAATTTTCTGGAAATGCTGCTAACGCTAACATTCCTGGATCATCTGGAACTTCAACAAATTCGCCTGCACAAAACAACCCTGCTGTACTTAACGATTCCCCAGCTGGAACTTATACTTCTGGTGAAGGTATGTCAACGGCTACTGCCGAGGCATTAGGAGACGCTGCTAACAACGCATTTGCTGAAATGGCTTTCTCAATTGAGAAATCAACGGTAACTGCTAAAAGTAGAGCTCTAAAAGCTGAGTACACAATGGAACTAGCACAAGACCTTAAAGCAATTCACGGCTTAGACGCTGAAACTGAACTTGCTAATATTCTTTCTGCTGAAATCCTTGCTGAAATTAATAGAGAAGTTGTAAGAACAATTTACATTAATTCAGAAAAAGGTGCTGCTACAGATACAACTAACGCAGGAATCTTTGATTTAGATACTGATTCCAACGGTAGATGGTCTGTTGAAAGATTTAAAGGTTTAATGTTCCAGTTAGAAAGAGACGCTAATGTTATTGCACAAAGAACAAGAAGAGGAAAAGGAAATATCCTTATCTGTTCTTCTGATGTTGCTAGTGCATTACAAATGGCTGGTATACTTGACTACACACCTGCGTTAAACAACAACTTAAATGTTGATGACACAGGAAACACATTTGCTGGTGTATTAAACGGCAGATTTAAAGTATACATTGACCCATATTCAGCAAACGCTGCTACAAAACAATTCTATGTAGTAGGTTATAAAGGAACTTCTCCTTATGACGCTGGTATGTTCTACTGCCCTTATGTACCATTACAAATGGTTAGAGCAGTTGGTCAGGACACTTTCCAACCGAAAATCGGATTTAAGACAAGATACGGCTTACAAGCAAATCCTTTTGCTGAAGCAAGTGCTTCGTCTGACGCTGTTATTGACGGTGCTGGTGCTGCTAACTCAAACAGATATTACAGAAAAGTACAAGTAGTTAACTTGGCGTAATCTGTATATCAGTTTATACTGAAAACGAAAAAAGGCGGCTTTCGGGTCGCCTTTTTTTTAGCCTATGAAAAAGAACAATGTCATAATCTTTGAAGACAATCCTTTATACATAAAGAAACTGGTCAAAAATAAATCATTAAATTTATTTGGTGCACCTATTCCTACAGATACAATAGTTAAGAATTTTAGAATATTTAAAGGGATTATTAAGTCGTATAAATAGTAGTATGACAACTATTAACTCAATTAGTAGACAACCTACGCAACAAGACTATGCTAGTCCTAGTCAATTTAAATTCAGTATTGCAAAACTACCTAAAGTGGAGTTTTTCTGTACAGAAGTTAATATACCAGGTATCAGTCTAGGTAATGCTACACAACTAACTACATTAAGAGATATACCTTTACCAGGCACTAAATTAGAGTTTGGTGATTTGTCATTAACATTTTTAGTAGATGAAAAGTTTGATAACTTTGAAGAGATATACACTTGGTTAAGAAGTCTAGGTTTTCCTGCTGACCATACTGAATATGCAAATTTAGTAGAAGCAGGTAGAGATAGATTTCCTACGCAAGGTAAAGAACTATCTGGTGTAAATAAATTTGCAGGTAGAGAAGGAACTGCTGTAAATGTAGGTGCTACTTTATCAGACGCCACACTATCAATATTATCAGCAAAAAACAATGTAATAAAAGAAGTAAGATTTACAGACATATTTCCAACAGGTTTATCTGGTGTTGGTTTCTCAACACAAGCGACAGATGTACAATACTTAACTTCAACGGTAAACTTCAAATATACATTGTACGATTTTGCTGAACCAGGTAAAAAATCCACACTTACGCAATCGTAAAAGCTTGACAAAGCACTAAAAATAGTATAATATTATAAGGCTAACAAAGGTGAAAAAATAATATGACACTTGAAGAATTACAAGATATCGTTGAGAAAAAGTTAAAGATTAATGATACGGAGTTGGATTTAGAAGCTCTTAAAACACCACAATTACATAATGAATTTTTGAAACATTACAATAAGTTTAAGTTAATGAAAACTAAAGCAAGTGGCGAACTTGCAACAATTAAATTACATAAATGGGAATACTATACAGGTAAAGCAGACCCTATGGTATATCAACAAAAACCATTCAATCTAAAAATTCTAAAACAAGATGTAGACAAGTATATTGAAGCAGACGAAGACTATCAGAAGATAAAACAAAAAGTAGATTACTTGGAAACTATTGTTGACTTCCTAGATAGAACAATCAGACAAATACAAAATAGAGGATTTTTAATAAAGGATGCGATTGAGTGGCGTAAGTTTACTAGCGGAGCGATTTAATGGCACACTACATAGGCAATAAGATTTATTGGCGTAGAGATAATGCCTTTAGTAAAGAGTTTCTACAAAAGGTTGACGAGATAGCAAAACAGAAAAAACTTGTTGACTTAAAAATTCACGGCAAAGAAGGTATGAATACAATAAGAGATAGCAAAGGCTGTTTCTTAAATGACAAATATCTTATAGACAATATAACTCCTGCAATCAATCAAGCAAACGAGGAATGTATGTGGCACTTTAAACTAAAAATGTTTGAAGATTTCCAATATACAACTTATGGAGTAGGTCATCATTATGGTTGGCACCAAGATACACATACTCACGCTTATAGAGACCAGACGGTACGAAAAGTTAGTTTTACATTATGTTTAAATGATGAGTATACTGGTGGTGAATTAGAGATTTGCGAACCACACCCAGACCCAAAGAAAACAAAATTTCATAAGTTTGATAAAATTACACCAGGCACAATGATTATATTTTATTCTGGTCTATGGCATAGAGTATTACCTGTAAAAACAGGTTTCAGAAAATCACTAGTAGGTTGGACATTAGGCACGAAGTTTCAATAAAATGGTAGTAAATCGTTATATTATAATTGAAAAGAAAGACGAGGTGTATCTTACGATAGACGCTGAGAGCGATATTCGTAGAGAGTTAAGTGAGTTTTTTACTTTTGAAGTACCTGGTTATAAGTTTATGCCACAATATAGAAATAGATATTGGGATGGTAAAATAAGATTATTTAAATATGCAAAAGGTGAAATATACTATGGTCTTTTGCCATATGTTAAGAAGTTTTGTGAAGATAATAATATACAAGTTATTACAAAGATAAAAGAAAATAATAAACCACTAGATAAGATAGAGTGTGCTAAATTTTGTAAGGCATTAAACATACCTTTACAGATTAGAGATTATCAATTCAATGCGTTTTATCACGCAATACAGGAAGACAGATGTTTACTATTGTCTCCAACTGCTAGTGGTAAATCATTGATTGCATATTTGATTTTAAGATTTCAACTATTAAGATTAAAAGAAAGAAAAGCAAATAAAGTATTAATTATTGTACCTACAACTTCACTAGTAGAACAATTATATAAAGATTTTAGAGATTATGGATATAATGTAAAACATATTCATAGAATATATCAAGGACACGAAAAAGATACAACTAAAAGAGTTGTTATATCTACTTGGCAATCTGTATATAAACTGCCTAAAAAGTGGTTTGCAGACTTTGGTGTTGTTATTGGTGACGAAGCACATTTATTTAAATCCCAGTCCCTAACAACTATAATGACAAAGATGACTAATTGCAAATACAGAATAGGTATGACAGGTACTTTAGATGGTTCTAAAACACATAAACTAGTATTAGAAGGTTTATTTGGTGCTGTCAATAGAGTAGCACAAACGACAGACTTGATAGAAAAGAAACAACTAGCGAAGTTTAAAATACATTGTTTGATATTACAACACGGTAAAAACGCTAGAGATTATTTAAAAGATAAAACATACCAAGAAGAAATGGATTATTTGTGTGCTAGTAAGAGTAGAAATAACTATATAAAAAATCTATGTGTTGGTCTACAAGGTAATACATTGTGTTTATTTCAATATGTTGAGAAACACGGTAAAGTATTAGAAGAACTTATAAGACTAAAGGATCCTGAAAGAAAAGTATTCTTTGTATACGGAGGAGTAAACGCTGATGAAAGAGAAGAAATTAGAGCAATTACAGAAAAATCGGATAGTGCGATTATTGTCGCAAGTTATGGTACATTTTCAACTGGTATCAATATACGAAACTTACATAATATTGTTTTTTCTAGTCCTAGTAAGAGTAGGATAAGAAACTTACAATCTATTGGTCGTGGTTTACGACTAGGAGATAACAAAACAAATGCAACTTTATATGATATTGCTGATGATGTGTCATATGGAGAAAAAGAAAATTATACCCTTCAGCACTTCCGAGAAAGAATAAATATTTACAATGAAGAGAGTTTTGATTATGAAATTCATAATGTAGAACTAAAGGAGTAATCTATGCCTAACAATCCTAACGAAATGAAACCAGACGGTACTACTAAAATCAAAATCATTAAGTTGATTAATGGTACTGATATTGTATGCGAGATTGCACACGCCGAACAAAACAAACCTTTACTTACACTTGATAAACCTTTAGAAGTAAAGTATGTACCTCAAATAACAAACATAGGTATCAAAGATTATATTGCTCTAGTAAAATGGGCAGGCTACACTAACGATAAATTGGTTACCATACCTAAAGATAAAATTTTGACAATAACAAATGCAAGTAATGAAATGATTAAAAGTTATAGAAGTGTTATCGTAGATTATAACAACTATGACAAGTTAGTAAGACGAGAAGAAAATGAGAGAACTCGTAAGTTAATGGACCGAGAAATGATGTCGCCGTCCGAACGAGAAGAGTTTGAGGAAATATTTGATGACTTTGATGACCTTAAAAAGAAAGATAAGACGATACACTAATAATAGTATCTCTTTAATATATTCTCTAGCAACCAGCGACACGCTGAATATAACACCAAAAATACACCTTGTCAAGCACCTATCATATGGGACGGCAAAATTAGTTAGGAGCTTGACCTTAACAACAAAATATAGTATAGTGAGATAATTATGGCAAGAAGAAGTACAACTAAAAAAGAACATTATGTTGATAACAAAGAGTTTCTAGCCGCTATGATTGAATACAAAGAGAAGTGTGAGAAGGCAAAAAAACGAAAAAGAAAGAACCCACCAGTAACCAATTATATAGGTGAGTGTTTTTTAAAAATCGCTAACCATTTGTCTTACAGACCTAACTTTATCAATTATACATTTAGAGACGATATGATATCAGATGGCATAGAAAATTGTTTGCAATATCTGGATAACTTTAATCCTAAAAAGTCAAACAATCCGTTTGCGTATTTTACGCAGATAATTTATTATGCCTTTGTGAGAAGAATACAAAAAGAAAAGAAACAAACTACTATTAAACAGAAACTAATCCAAGACGCAAATTATGATGATTATGCTTTGCAACCTGGTGACGATAGAGAGTTTAAAAATCAATTTACAGAATTTCTACAAAAGAATATACCGACAGATGAAAAGACTAGTGAACCTATTAAGAAAACAACAACTAAAGGTGCAACAAAGAAAAGGGTAAGAAAGGCAAAAGCAAACTTGGAGGATTTTCTATGACAGAAAAGCAGAAACACAAAGACTTGAAAAAGTTAGTATTGACTAAAGAAATGGAAAGAAAAACGGACCGAGGTTGGAAGTCTTGGTTTGATTTAAAAAATTTAAAGAAACTAAAATTAAAAGCAAAGGACAAATTGAAGGCTACAAAATGGCCTCCTGATGATGTATTATAATGAAGATAGCACTACTTAATGACACACATTTTGGTGCTCGTAATGATAGTCCTGCATTTATAAAATATTTCAATCGTTTCTATGATGAGATATTTTTTCCTTATTTGCAAGAACACAATATTACGACACTTATTCATTTAGGTGATGTAGTTGATAGACGAAAGTTTATTAATTATAACACGGCACATAACTTTCAACATAAGTTTTGGAAGAGACTTTGGGATAAGAAGATTGATACTCATATTATATTAGGTAACCACGATACCTATTATAAGAATACAAATGAGATTAATGCTATGCAACAACTTATTACTTCCCACGATGGTGTCAACGAACCTTTTATATACGAGAAACCGACAACGGTTAACTTTGATGGTTTAGATATATTATTATTACCTTGGATTGCACCTGATATTGAAGAAGAAAGTATCTATGCAATAGACAACTCAACTGCTCAGATTGCAATGGGTCATTTAGAAGTTAAAGGTTTTGAAATGCACAAAGGACATATTAATGAACACGGTTTAGAAATGCAACAATTTAATCGTTTTGAAAAAGTATTATCAGGACACTTTCATAGAAAGTCAGACAACGGAACAATATATTATCTAGGTACTCAATATGAAATAACTTGGTCAGATTATAACTGCCCTAAAGGTTTTCATATATTTGATACACAAACAAGAGAACTAACAAGAGTGCCTAATCCTATTACTATGTTTGAAAAGATAGTATACAATGATACAAAACAAAGTTATTCTAATATTGATATATCACAATACAAAGATAAACATATTAAAGTTATAGTAGAAGAAAAAACAGATACAAATATGTTTGGTCAATTTATAGACAGATTACATAATGAAATAGATACACACGAAGTTAATGTTATAGAAGATAGTTTTAATATTAACGCAAGTGCTGATGTCAATGTTGTAGACCAAGGTGAAGATACTTTAACTTTTTTACAGAATTACATTGATAGTTTAGATACTGAACTAGACAAAGGTCGTATGAAAGATATTACTAAAGAATTTTATAATGAGGTACAGGATAGTTAATGGTTATATTTCATAAAATAAGTTGGAAGAACTTTTTAAGTACAGGTAATACAAAGATAGAAATTAATTTAAGAGAAAGTCCTACTACTCTTATCATAGGTAAAAATGGTTCAGGTAAGTCAACTATACTAGACGCCTTATGTTTTGCTTTGTTTAATAAACCTTATAGAATTATTAAGAAAGACCAGATGATTAATACTATCAATAATGCAGATAGTATGGTTGAAGTTTATTTTAGTATAGGTCCTAAGGCATACAAAGTAAGACGAGGTATTAAACCTAGTGTATTTGAAATATACCAAGACGGCGAACTTATAAATCAAAATGCAAGTGGTGTAGATTATCAGAAATACCTAGAACAAAATATTTTAAAATTAAATTACAGGTCATTTTGTCAAGTTGTTATATTAGGTTCCTCTTCATATGAACCATTTATGAAGATGAGAGCAAGTTATAGGCGTGATGTTATTGAAGAGATATTAGATATTAAAGTCTTTGCAAGTATGAACTTGTTATTAAGAAGTAAACAACAAGAACTTACAAAAGATATTACTACATTAAGACATAGTGTAGACTTGATAGAAAATAAAGTTAATCTACAAGAACAACACTATAATGATTTATCTAAAAGAGATACAGACCAGATAGATATAAAACAGAAAGATATTGATAAAGCACAAAACGATAAAAGAGATTATATGTTCAGAATAGAAAGTCTGAATAAAGAGATTACACAAAATCAATTACAGATAGCAGATAAAACTAAAGTGTCAGCAAAGATGACACAACTACAAAAACTAGAAGCAAAGATAGACCAGAATTTAAAAACACATAAAAAGGCATTGAAATTTTTTGAAGAGAATAAAAATTGTCCTACTTGTACACAGGATATTAAAGAAGAATTTAGACAAGATAAGATAGATGAAGAACGAAGAGCAGTAGTTAAATTACAAGATGGTTATAAACAACTATTAAGTGAGATAACAAAACAAGAAGAGAAAATATCTAACTTTGATAAAGTATCAGAAAGAATTAGAAGTATAGAAACTAATGTTGCAAAACTTAATACTTCTATTGATGAATTAAAAAGATATTCAGATAGACTTGAAGACGAGATAGAAAAATTAAGAATAGAAGATACTTCAGGCCTAAATATAAAAGAAGAGATTGTAAGACTAAAACAAGAACTTGTCAAAACAAAAGAAGATAGAGACAAAGTTATTGATGAGAAAAAGTATATTGATGTATTAAGACAGATAGTAGACGATAGTGGTGCTAGAGCACAAATTATTAAAAAGTATCTACCTGTTATGAATAAATTAATTAATCAGTATTTACAATCTATGGACTTCTTTGTATCATTTCATTTAGATGAAGAGTTTAAAGAAACGGTACGAAGTAGACATATGGACACCTTTAACTATAATAACTTTAGTGAAGGTGAAAAGATGAGAATAGACTTGTCATTATTATTTACTTGGCGAAGTATTGCAAAGATGAAAAATAGTGTCAACACAAACTTATTAATATTAGATGAAATATTTGATAGTAGTTTAGATGGTCAAGGAACAGATGATTTCTTTAAGATTGTCAAAGGACTTACAAAAGAAAACATTTACATTATATCACACAAAGGAGATATAATGTTTGATAAGTTTACTAACATAATTAAATTTGAGAAATACCAAAACTTTACGAGGATAGTAGATGTCTGATAAAATAGAAGTGACCAAAGAAGATACAAAAGCAGAAGTAGCACCTGCTGTAGAAGAGAAAGCAGAAATAAGAAAAGGTGTAAATCCAAAAACATTTCACTATGAATTGTTACCACCTAACGATCCAAGAGTTAGAGTGCCAGTTGCACCTTTCAAAGACCATATGTTAGAAGAGTATGGTATCAAAGATAGAAAAGAATTAGTATCAGGTATGTTTGAACTTATGCACAAATATGGTGGTATAGGTTTAAGTGCTATACAAGTAGGATTACCATTTAATATGTTTGTTGCAGGTGACCATAAATCAGTAGAAAATGGTTTAAAACTTGCAATGTTTAATCCTGTAATAATGTCTTCAAGTAAAGAAGAGGTTTTAATGAAAGAAGGATGCTTGACTTTTCCTTTTTTATTTGTTAGCATTACAAGACCTCGTAAATGTTTGATGAAATACGAAGACGAGAATGGTGATTTAAAAGAGGCACAACTAGACGGTATGATGAGTAGAGTTTGTCAACACGAATATGACCATCAAGCAGGTATACTAATGGTACAAAAAGTTAGTAAAATGAAATTAGATATGGCATATAAAAAAGCAGAAAAGGAGATGGACAAGTGGAAGCGATATCAAAAAGCGCTGAAAGCGGCACAGAAGAAGTCAGTAATAAAGAATTAAAACCTTGGCAAAAAGGTTTTGAACTAGATTACTTAAAAGAACTAGAAAAAAGATTTAATAGTTATAACGAATACGCTCAGCACGAATTATCTAAATTTAAGAAAAATAATATTGCAGAAGCATTGTCTAAAGACCAATTACATTTATTAGGTAAAGGTCTTATTCATAAAACAGAAGTTAAAGTTAAAACTAAAATCAATATGTTTCCTGGTGTAGTTATAGGAGAAAAACTACCTGGTGATATAGAGATTAAACATTTAGGTTATTCAGACGAATTTGATAGACGAAATATTATCACAACATTAATGGAAGATACTTACTATACAAATAACAATGTATGGTTATTAATTAACGAAGAGAGTGGTCCTGATAAGTCAATCGCTAGTGAAGCACACTTTGAAAAAGTAGGTGTTAAATATAATTCAGTTGCAGATATTATAGGTGTTTATTTTAGACACGCTGGCAATGTATTAGAAGATAGACAACACCCTAAAGTACCTGTCTATGAGAACTATACATTGAAACCTTTACAAGTGTCATTTACAGATATTACAAAACAACTTGCAAAACAATTAGAAGAAATGAATATAGAATATACAAATCATTATTCTAATTACAACAAAGCAAAGTCTTGGTCTGCTATCTCATTAAGAGGTTATAAAAACGATTATAGATTTATTACTAAACCTGTTGAAATGAATAAGAAGTGGCAGAAAGAAAATGAGAACGAAGTTTTTGAAATGCAAGATACAGATTGGCGTAAGAAGTTTCCTCTAGTAGAAAAAATATTAGATGTATTTGAAACAGAAATACATAGAGTTAGATTTATGAAATTAAAACCTGGTGGTGGTGAACTAGAAAGACATACAGACCAAGTTGATCCAGATGTAGGTATACAAGATGGTAAGTTAATGAGAATACATATTCCTATTAAGACTAATCCTAATGTAGAGTTTACAAGTTGGTCAACAACAGGTTCTAAAGTTATTGTTAATATGGAAGAAGGTCATTGTTGGTACCTAGATATTAGAAAACCACATATGGCGATTAATAATGGTGATGATTGGAGAACACATTTAGTTATAGATGTAGTTGCTAACGAACAAGTGAGAAGTTTATTTAATGCTGACGCCCATAGAAAAATACAATAATATATATTTTAAACGAGACGATAAGTTTGCACCATACGGAGATGTTAATGGTGGTAAAATGAGACAGACAATTGCCTTGTTTGAAAAATACAAAGATAAGATAAAAAATGAACATAATAACGGAGTTATACAATCTGTTTCAGTACATAGTCCTACCGCTAGTGTTATCAGTAGGGTTGCAAAAGAGTATGGTTTCAATTCAATTTTTGCAGTTGGTGGTACTAAACCTGAAACTTTACAGAAACGCCACATAATACAACTTGCACAATATTATGGTGGTGAGATAAGAATAGTTGCAGGTCACGGTATCAATAGTGTACTTGCAAAGAGAACTAAAGATATAATTGAACAAAACAATTATTTCTATACTTCTTTTGATAAATGGATTATGCAAGAACCTGAACTAATGTTAGAAACAAATGGTGAACAAGCAAAGAACTTACCAGATGAAATGGATACTTTAGTTATGAGTTGTGGTGTAGGTATTCAAATGTCTGCTGTTATGTATGGTATTAAAAAATACAATAAGAAAGTCAAACGAATAATCGGTGTTGGTGTAGGACCAGATAGAACTAAAAATATTAGAAGTTATTTTGGTTTAGAAAGTGGCGATTATGACTTTGAATTTTACACTCCCAAAACAAGTTATAGTACTCCTCTCAATATTACTATTGATACACCTATGTATGATGAGAAAGAGTATCAACCAGAACAACCTTCATTTAAATTAGATGACTTATACGAAGCAAAAGCATATAAATGGATGCTTGAAAATGTTGACACAGGAACAGGTACTAATGTATTCTGGTGTGTAGGTAGAAGATTAAGTCCTGAAGAAGTTTGTAATATAAAAGGTAGTATACAATGAAATATGTAGATGAAAAATTATTTAATGAAAGTGGTTTTGATATACACGAATTAGATTTTGATGTATCAGCATTTCATAATGAAAAATCAGATAGAGCAAATGCAGAATTAGATAAGATAGTAAAACAACTAGATAAAATAACAGATGGTAAATGTTTAGAAAGACCAGTTGTTCACATAGGTCCTAACGAAGATATATTAAGAGATAGAAATATCAATGTGTTAGTATACCTAGAGGAAGTTATGCCTGAAATGGAAAACTTTGTAGAAGTTGTTAATAAAGTTGATAGATGTCGTATAGTTTGTAAACCAAAAGAAGCAGTATTATTTAACGACATAAATTTATTTAATAGATATAGTACAAGAGGTGCAGGTTCTATTAAAGTTTTATTATGCAAATATGAATATGATACGAGAAAAAAAACTTAATGAATTTGATATAGAAGCAAAGACTTCTGGTGGTGCAGTATTTGAGTTAGGTGTAAAAACTTCTAAACATAGTAAAGCAATTAGAAGAATAGCAGAACCTCTAATGAAAAAACATTGGAAAGGTAAGGTGACTAATTTACATAGAATTTATAGAGTAGCAGAATATCTACATAAAAGAAGTAAGAGAATAAAATGATTGAGTTTGATTACAAATTAAATTATAAACAATTAGATTTTACAGATAAAAAAGTTAGAAAACTTTATCGTATAGGTAGAGGCGAACAAGGTGTATTATTAGTTAGACCTTACACAAACGATATCTGTAAATACTGGAGATTTAAAACACTCAAAGAAGCCGAAGTATCATCACAAAAAATATTTGATATGTATTTAGATTATAGAATACAAAAAGACTTTATTGGTATGGATATGTGTAGAAAGTTTTTAGAAATGGGTTTTACAAGAGCAAGAAGATATGCTAATCATAAAGATGGTAATAAGTATGATAGTAATGGTAAAGTAAAACCACAAGAAAAAGATTGGGCAACAAGTGAGAAAGCAAAGTCTGCTAGAAGATTTAAAGAGTTTAGAGATTTGGTGACAAAAGATGAATTTTATATTTCATTGAGAAAGAACTGGAGAGAATATGAACAACATAATCAATAATTTCATACACGGAGACGCCTTTGATGTATTTAAACAAATGCCAGACCAAAGTGTTAACTTAACATTTACTAGTTTACCAGATATATCACAAACGCCTTATGGTAAAGATGTTAAGAAATATCAAGTATTACAAAATCAAGCGTGTGATGAAATGGCAAGAACAACTAAAGATGATGGTTTTGTAGTTATATCACAAACAGATAGAAAAATAAACGGCGAGATATTGCCTAATCATATTACATATTACAATGCAATGTTAAGAAATGGTTATGTTTTAAAAGACTATAAGATAATGGTCAGAAACTATCCAGTAGATAAAAGAGATATGTATTATTTCAATTATCAACATTGTTTAGTATTTACAAAGAAAGGTACAATTAAAAGAAGTGGTGATTGGTTAAAGAACATATTAGTATATGATACGAAAAGACTAGGAAATGTAAAAGGTCCTTTTAACTTATATGTGTGGAACGATAACTTCATTAAACTTGTAATTGAATATCTATCAAAAGAACAAGATATAGTATCTGATCCATTTGCAGGGTCAGGTGTTGTGCCTTGGATTGCAAAAGAAATGAGAAGACAATATATAGGCGTAGAACTAGATAAAGAGGTATATGATAAATCATACTTTAAAAGACTAGACCTGCTTGACAGGTTTGGGAAAGTATGATAGCGTATGAGTATTATGTTATTTGAAGAATTATTAGAAGACTTGAAAAAGCACAGAAACGATATGGTTGCTAGAAACTATCCGTTTCAACAACTATCAAATTTAATATTGAAGTATGAAGATAAAGCAAAAGAAGTAAAAGACACTCCACAAGAAGAGTGGATTGAAGGATATAATAAATGGCGAAAAGAGCAAAACAAGTAAGAGAAAAAATATATGAGAGGAACCCTAATACAGGAGTTATTCGTTGGCGTTATGTAGGCGAAAGTCCTGATAAGTTTGGTTGGCCTAATTATGGCAGAATATTACAAGAGCGAAAACGGAAAAAGAACACTAATGGCATTAAGTAAAATAAAACAAGACAAACAAATTAAAGTTGATATTACAGATTATCAGGACATTGCTGATTGTATAAGAAGTGACCAAGTACCTGCTAATCATATTGCAGAATATTTTAATGATAAGAAGTTTTATAAATGGTACAAAAAGAAATACTTATGAAAAAAGAGAGTATAGAAGAGTTTTTAAAAAGAGGTGGTAAAGTACAAAAATTAAGACCTGGTTATCCTTTAGATGTAGGCAGTTTAGATAAATCAAAGAAACCTAGATTTAACAAATATGAAGTTGAAAGTGGCAAAGATAAAGGAACAGCACCTATGCCTGATTTAACTTCAATAAGAAAACAAGAAGCGTATGGTGGCAATACGGTTACTTATTCAGATAAAGTGCCAACAAATAGTAAAGGCACAGGTAAAGCAGATACAAGTGGACAATGAAAAAATTAACTGATATAAAAGGTAGTGCTAGTTTAGCAGCTTTCGTAGATATACAAGGTGAAGATTTAATCACTAGTAAAGGTAATCTAAAAGGCGAGAAGGTTGATGAAACTGAACTAGAAAAGAATATAGACGAAGTTTATACTTTCTGGCAGACAAAAGGTTTTCCTTACTACAATACAGATAAAACTTGGCGACAAGAAAAGATGGCTAAGTTAAGAGCAGTTGATTGCAAAAATTTATTAACTAAAGATAAAGTTATTAAACCTCACCAAGAAGGTTTATCATTAGCGTGGTCTTATATGCCACATAGTTTTGGTATTAGATGTGGTAAGATGAAGACACCGATGGAGATATTTGAGAGTGAAGAACATTTTAAGAAAGGTATCAGAAAACTATTAACTGGTTCTTTCTTTGGTAAATACAAAGTAGACGATTTAAAACCTCTTGCATATAATCTATATGGTGAAGAGACATATTCATCTGCCGAAAGTAAACACAAAGCAGAAAGTACAATGAGAAGTCTATTAAGAAGATATACAGGAACGCAATGTGTATCTAATTTCAGACCTACAGCAGCTGCTTGTTTATATCAAAATTTTATGAAACCAGGCGAACTAGTCTGGGATATGTCTATGGGTTATGGTGGTCGTATATTAGGTGCGATTATATCCAATGTTAATTATGTAGGTACTGACCCAGCGACACTAACATTTAAAGGATTAAAAGAGATTAAAGAAGACTTTGCTAATCCAAATAATCATTACTTCTTAAATAAACAAGGTAGTGAAACATTTGTACCTAAAGAGAATAGTTTAGATTTTGCATTTACAAGTCCACCTTATTTTAATTGGGAACAATATTCAGAAGACGAGGCACAATCATTTAATCAGTTTTCTACTAACGAAGACTGGAACGAAGGCTTCTTACGAAAGACTATACAAAATGTTAAAGTCGGTTTGAAGTCTGGTAAGTATATGGGTCTTAATGTAGCGAACATTAAATCTCATAAAACATTTGAAGACGACACCGTAAGACTAGCAGTTGAAGAAGGTTTTGAACATACTGATACATACAAGTTGCAGTTGAGTAGTCAGGAGAGTGGTGCGAAATACGAGCCTGTGTTTATATTTAGAAAACCCTAAAATCCCTAGATACAATCTATCGTGGGATAGCCGTAATCGCCCTCCAGCGCCCTCCAGACCCGCCGAAAACCTACGATTTAAGGGTCATTATAACAATATATTAAAAAACCCTTATATATCAACGCTAAAAAAAATTAAAAAAATGCTCATATTTCGCTTGACATATGTTTCAATATATGGTAGCATATGTGTATAAATGATAAACAAAGGACACAACACTATGAATTTGAACATTGATTCCAAATCTCAATTAGCAAAATTACTTGCTACAGAAAACATTACAATTCAACACAACAATGTAGCGACTGCTTCTTTTAATTTAGAAGACAGGGTACTTACTATTCCAGTTTTTAAAAATCCTAGAGGTGCTGTTTATGATATGTTAATTGCACACGAAGTTTCTCACGCTTTAAATACTCCTGCTGAAGAGTGGAAGAATTGTTTAAATGGTGACAATAATTTACTTGATATTAAAGATTACATAAATGTTATTGAAGATGTTAGAATTGACAAATTAATTCAAAAGAAATATCCTGGTGTTGTACAAGATTATAAAGATGGTTTCAATATTCTTTGGAATGATGACTTCTTTAATGTTAGAAATAAGAATTTAAATACTGAATTAATGTTGATTGATAAAATCAACCTATACTTTAAATCTTCAAAACAATTAGATAGTATCAAATTTTCTAATGAAGACAAATTATTTGTAGACCTAGTTGATAGTTGTAAAACTTTTAAAGATGTTATTGAGGCTGCAAAAAAATTATCTGATTGGCAGAAAAAACAAAATGAAAGTCTTAAAAAATTACCTGACTTTGATAGTCATCCTTTAGTAAAAATGTATGGCGAACAAGAAAAATCAGAAGAGGAAGATGATGAAAATTCACAATCAAATTCAGATAGTAAATCATCTGACCAGAATAACGAACAAGAGAAGAGTGATTCCGATAGTCAAAACGAACCTACTAAATCAGAAGACGCAACAAAAGAAAACGGCGATGGTTCAAAAGAAACTGAAGGTGAAAAAGAAAATTCAGAAGACAAGTCTGATAAAGTAAAAAATCAATATGGTAATCCTGATGGTGCTGGTGGTGATAATGTTAAGATTAATATGCCACTTAAATCTATAACTCAAAACAATATTGACAATTCAATTCAACAAAGATATGTAGATGGTGAAAGTAGAGGTTACAATTACTTTCAAATACCTGACGCAAATTTAGATGAGATTGTTTATTCTAATAAGAACTGGTTAAAAGTTAATAACGAATATATGGTTAAACACCATAGTAAAAATGCTATTAATCAAAACTTTGAAGAATACAAAAAATTCAAAAGAGATAGTAAGGCAACTATTTCATACCTTGTTAAAGAGTTTGAAATGAAGAAATCTGCTGAAGGTTACAAGAGGCAGACTACTGACAAGACTGGAATTATTGACCCACTTAAATTACACAAATACAAAATATCAGAAGACATATTTAAAAGACTATCAGTAATACCTGACGCTAAAAACCACGGGATGATTTTATTACTTGATTGGTCAGGTAGTATGTCAAATTGTATTGGCAAGACGGTTGACCAATTATTACAATTAGTTTGGTTCTGTAAACAAATTAATATACCTTTTAAAGTATATTTCTTTTCAGATAGAATACAAAATGCTTCTTGGAATGAAAGAAGATTTGACGCAAAAGAGAATAAGAAAACTTGTTTTAAATTCAAAGCAGGTGATAGTGTGTTTGAAGCATTTAATTTAGTTGAGATTGCTAATCATACTATTAAAAAACAAAAATTAGACCAATCATTATTTTACTTATATGCTTATGGTAAGTATTACAATGACAATTATTCATATAGAAGAAACTTGGAATACATTGAAAGATTATATCCGCCTAGTGAGTTTCATCTTTCTTCTACTCCTTTGAACGAGGCACTTGCTACTATGTACAAGATTGTTCCTTTGTTTAAAACAAAGTATCAAGTGTCTAAACTTTCATTAATTACTTTAACTGATGGTCATAGTAATAGAGATAACAAAGGTAACTTTATGACCGTTGATGGTGTTGTTAGAGAAATGCCTGAAAGAGGTTATGGTTCGCAAGGTATCTTAAAATTATCTAAAGGAAAAGAAATTAAAGGTCAAGGTGGTACAACAGGATTATTACTGACTGGACTTAAAAAGAAATTTGGTATTACTACTATCGGTTTCTTTATTTTAAAATCTAGTAGAAGATGGGAGTTTGATAGATACGCATTATCTCAAAGACAACATAAATTATCTTGGGAATTGCAAGACCAGATTAAACTTAAAGTTAGAGCAGAATATAATAAACACAAAGCTGCTTCAGTTGAAGCATATGGTTATAACGAATTTTATCTAATCAATGGTAAAGATATGCAAGTACAAAATGCTAACCTAGATGAGATAAAAGAAGACGCTAAAAAAGGTGATATCAGAAGAGCGTTTAGTAAATCAATGAAACAAAGAACCGTTTCCAGAGTATTATTAAACAAATTTATTAAACAGGTCGCCTAGTATATGCAAAAAGCGTTGATATATATGACAAAAAAACTTGAAAAAATGCTCATTTTTTGCTTGACATATGTATCAAAATATGGTAGCATATATACATAAACTAAAAAAAGGAGAACTACATTATGTTAACTTTGAACACTAAACAAAAAGAGTTTGTTGACGCTGCCCAAAAGATGTACAACAAACCTACTTTGAATAACGAGGAGTTATTGAAAGTATCCAAGTCTCTTGGAATGAATTTCAAACCACAATGGTTGGTAAGAAATCCTGAATTGAGAGTTGGTAGAGGCGAATATAAATTGCCTTTAGACGGTATCCCTGCCGTTGATCCTGTATCTAATGACAAAGTTTTGTCTGATACAAATACTTCAACTAAAGTTGAGAAGAAACCAGAAGTTGTTTCTGAAACACAATCAGAAGCTGCTTATGTGATTTCATCTTTACAAGGTGATATTGTTCCACAAAAAGACAATGGCTTCGTTTCATTTGGTAACCATCCAGATGTAAGAAGTATTGTTAAATCAAAAAGATTTTATCCGATATTCATTACTGGTCTTTCTGGTAACGGTAAGACTTTTTCTGTTGTTCAGGCTTGTGCCGAGAGTAAGAGAGAAATGATTAGGGTAAACATTACTATTGAAACAGACGAGGACGATTTACTTGGCGGTTACAGACTTAAAGATGGTCAAACCGTGTGGCAGAATGGTCCTGTTATTGAGGCAATGGAGAGAGGTGCAATATTGCTCCTTGATGAGATTGACCTTGCGTCTAATAAGATAATGTGTTTACAACCAATCCTAGAAGGTAATGGTGTCTATGTTAAAAAGATAAACAAGTTTGTTAAACCTGCTCAAGGTTTCAATGTTGTTGCAACTGCTAACACTAAAGGTCAAGGTAGTGAAGACGGCAAGTTTATCGGTACTAACATATTGAACGAAGCGTTCCTGGAAAGATTTCCAGTTACCTTTGAACAGAAATATCCTGCTGTAAAAACAGAGCAGAAAATTCTTAACAACACTCTTGCTGCCGCTGGCAAAAAAGATGAAAAGTATGTTGAGAAGTTATCAACTTGGGCTGATGTAATCAGAAAAACCTACTTTGATGGTGGGGTTGATGAGATTATATCAACAAGAAGATTAGTCCACATTGTTCAAGCATATTCAATCTTCGGTAATAAGATGAAGGCAATTGAATTGTGTACTAATAGATTTGATGATGATACAAAAGCTTCTTTTGTTGACTTGTATACTAAAGTGGATGCTGGGGCAACTGCCGAAAGTATCGCTGAAGAACAAAAGGCTGAAGCCTTGAAAGCTCAACAAATGATGTCCAATGATAGTGAGGAAGAAGAGGACGAGGAAGAACTTGTTTAATTCTAAATCTATCCATAGTGTGGTCCTTGGAGAGGCGTGTAGTGGCGCCTCTCCTTTTTTACCATACTATATAAACACAAAGAGGACTATATGAAATATAATGAAGATACAATATTAGATGAGATAAAAAGTTATATAAAGAAAACATATGGAGAGCATTACTCTTCAACTAAAGATGGATTTCAAGTCCAAGATATGTTAAGACATTTAAACATAGATAAGGACTTCTGTCAATCAAATGCGATTAAATACCTATGCAGATATGGTAAGAAAGCAGGCAGAAATAAAATGGATTTATTTAAGGCAATACACTACATAGTTTTATTACTAGATAGTGAAGACAAGTCTAACAAAAAACCAGATGTTGGTATTGATGTAGACGCTTTTAATGGTAGTTAAGGAGGTAATGTAAGTGAGTATAACGGTTGTTGTAAGAAATAATAACTTGGAACAAGCAATGCGTGTACTAAAAAAGAAGGTACAAAAAGCAGGTCTTGTTAAAGAGTTGAGACAAAGGCAATATTATGAAAAGCCTTGCGATAAAAGAAATCGTAAAAAGAAAGAAATGACTGCTGCCTGGAAGAAAAAACAGAAGAAGTTAAAAGCACAAAGAGGTTATTAACGGATTTTACGCCGTATATATATTATACTAGGCTGTTCGTAAGTCCTAGTGAGGCGTAAAAGGTTGCCGCTACCAGATTTTAAAAATCAAATGCGGTGTCGCTGTTGTATGTTTGGGATTAGTCCCTTTGTTCAACAACTAAAAAAAGAACAAAAGCGCTAGAGTTTTGGCTGTATACTCTTTAAAGAAACAGCCACTTGACATTTATATAATAGTGATTATATAAATAATAATGACACGCCTTATAGGGTGTCGTAATATAAAGAAAATAACTTTGCTTAATAAAGGAGGTTAGAAATGACACATAAAGCACTATCTATTTTCAATCAATTAAGACCAGTATCAGTAGGATTTGATAATGTCTTTGACCATTTTGAACAAATGTTTGAAGGCGATATGTTATCAAGTATGCCTAGTTTTCCACATTACAATATTGTGAAAACTGATAAGAACAAGTACGATATAGAAATCGCTCTTGCTGGTTATTCAAAAAAAGACATTGAAGTAAACCTTGAAGAAGGTGTACTATCAATTAAATCAAAAAAAGAAGACAAAGAAGAAACTAAAGATGGCGAAGTAATCCATAAAGGTATCGCTAAAAGGTATTTTTCTAAATCTTTCACAATCGCTGATGATGTAGAAGTCAAAGGTGCCGAGTTGAAAGACGGTCTTTTAAAGGTATCTATGGAAAGAATTATCCCTGACCATAAGAAACCTAGAAATATTGCGATTAAGTAATATTTAAATAGATAGTCTGGCCTTCGGGCCAGGCTATTGACAATCCTACCACAATTTGATATATTCTTTGAATTGATTTGTTAAATTATAATATGGAGAAAATATATGCAAGGAATGAAAATCCCAAAGGTTACATTTAGAGTTAGAGTTGGTGACGAAGAACCAACAGACGGCGGCTGTGCAATCGGTGGCGAGTGGAAGAATATGACAACAGACGATTACTTCAAAGGTAAGCGTGTTGTTCTTTTCTCTCTCCCAGGTGCATTTACGCCAACTTGTTCTTCACAACAACTTCCATCTTTTGAAAAGGAGTATGGTCAGTTAAAACTGCTAGCTGTTGATGAAGTTTATTGTGTATCTGTTAATGACAGCTATGTAATGAACGCTTGGGCAAAACATATGGGTATTGAAAGTGTCAAATTAATACCAGATGGCTCAGGAAATTTTACACGATTTATGGGTATGCTTATAGGTAAGAACCATCTAGGTTTTGGTATGAGGTCTTGGAGATATATGGCTGTTATCAATGACGGAGTTGTTGAGAAATGGTGGCAAGAACCAGGAATTAATAACGAAGGATTAGATGATGACCCTTACTTTGAAAGTACACCTAAAAATGTTATTGACTATTTACGAAATAATTAGTCGCCTATTGACAAAGGACCCACACTATTATATAATGAAAACAATTAAGGAGAAACTTTATTATGAACCTATCTAACGATACAATCGCAATACTAAAAAACTTTGCGAATATTAATCAGAATATTCTGGTTAAACCTGGTGAGAAATTAAATACAATTTCTACTATGAAAAACATACTGGCAACTGCTAGTGTTAAAGAAACCTTTGAGCAAGAATTTGCAATATATGACTTGCCAGAGTTTTTAAGAACTTTAGATTTATTTGAAACTCCAACATTGAAGTTTAATGGTGGGACAAGTGTAGGTATATCTGGAAAAGACGGTAAGTCTTCTAGTAAATATACTTTCGCTGATAAATCTGTTATTGTTGCACCTACAAAAACAATAACAATGCCTGATACAGAAATCGCATTTAAATTAACCAAAGACAACTTATCTAAATTAATGAAAGGTGTGGTTACTCTTAACTTGCCTGACATTGAAGTTATCGGTAATGGTAGTACAATTTCATTAGTCGCTAATGATAGAAAAAACAAAGCGTCTAATAAGTTTAGTATTGATATCGGTACAACTGATAAGAACTTCAAAGCGTACTTCAAAGCAGAAAACTTTAAAATGATTGAAGACGATTATGATGTTGTTGTTTCAAAACAGAAGATAAGTCATTTTGTTGCGAGACAAAAACCAGTACAATATTGGATTGCATTAGAACCTGAAAGTGAGTTTTAATGAAATATCTACAAAATACATTTGGTAGAATTATAGTAGGTTTAGTAGCCATCGGTCTATTCATATTTTTGTTAGCGTTGACACTAAATCTACTACAAGGAACAATTTAAATTATGAGGTATATATTATGGCAGATTTTTTATGGGTTGAGAAGTATCGCCCAAAACAAATTAGTGAGTGTATCCTACCAGAGGATATCAAAACTACTTTTCAAAACTTTCTAAAACAAGGACAAATAAGTCATTTACTTTTATCAGGTACAGCAGGCACAGGTAAAACAACCGTTGCTCGTGCTTTGTGTGAAGAACTAAAGTGTGATTATCTTATTATCAATGGTTCAGACGAAGGTCGTCAAATTGATACATTGAGAACAAAGATAAAAAACTTTGCGAGTACCGTAAGTCTTACAGAAGATTCCCCACATAAAGTTATTATATTAGACGAGGCAGATTATATGAACGCTGATAGTGTTCAACCTGCGTTAAGAAACTTTATGGAAGAGTTTCATAAGAATTGTAGATTTATTTTTACTTGTAATTTCAGAAATAAAATCATACCTGCTTTGCAATCAAGGTGTACGGTTATTGATTTTAAAGTAGTTAATGGTCAGAAAAAGAAATGTGCTGACCAATTATTAACAAGATTAATAAGTGTTCTAAATGATGAGAAGATACCTTTTGATAAAAAAGTATTAGCAGAATTAATTATCAAACACTTCCCAGATTTTAGAAGAACTATCAACGAACTTCAAAGGTATTCAGTTAGAGGTAAGATTGATAGTGGTATCTTATTTACATTATCAGAAGCGAATAATAAAGAACTTATT